AGATATAACCGTAAGTTATTAATATCACCTACAGCATCAGGTAAGTCTCTGATGATCTATGCTGTTGTCAGATACTATGCAGAAAAAAATAAAAAGATACTTTTAGTTGTCCCAACTACCTCTCTGGTTGAACAAATGTTCAAAGATTTTCAAGACTACGGATGGGATGCAGAAAATTATTGTCATCGAATCTATGCAGGTAAAGAGAAGACAAATGAGAATCCTGTCACAATTACAACTTGGCAATCAATCTATAAATTAAAAAGACCATTCTTCAAAGACTTTGAAGTTGTAATTGGTGATGAAGCACATCTTTTTAAGTCTAAGTCTCTCATAAGCATTATGACAAAAATGGATGCTGCCAAGTATAGATTTGGATTTACTGGAACTTTAGATGGCACACAGACTCATAAGTGGGTATTAGAAGGATTATTTGGGCCTTCTTATAAAGTGACACAGACAAGAGAACTGATTGATAAAGGACATTTATCTAAATTACAGATACACATACTAATCCTGAAGCATAAACCAAGAAAGTTTGAAGTATATGAAGAAGAACTACAACACATAATCACACATCAGAAAAGAAATAATTTTAT